GGTGACATCGGCGGGAGGGGTGACATCGGCGGGAGGGGTGACATCGGCGGGAGGGGTCTTTTGCGCCGCCTTGCGATCCGCCAGCGCTTTGAGCTTCGCAATATTTAGCTGGTACTGCTTCGTCGAGCCGGGCGCGCCACCGTTCGCATTGCCAACGACCTTGATGTATCCAGCCTCCTCGAGGCCGTGGACGATCCGTCGTGCCTGCTTTTCCGATACACGGACCTTTTCGGCGACCGCGCGCATCGACGGGTGCAGGCTTCCGCCTTCGTCGTTGCACCAGTCCGCAAGCGCGAGCATCACAAGCATCTCGCTACCTGATGCCGGGAACCCGTCCCACACGAATGACATCACCTTGATGCTCATTGCGACCCCGCGTTTTTTGGGTCACTGCAGGCCATCGCATTGCGCATCCTTAAGTCGATAAGCCGGCGCGCAGTCGGCCGCCCTCCTTGCGCCCCGATCTTGAAAATCTCATGCCAATCGACGCCGAAATAATCTGCGGCCCCAAAAACTTCCTCGTTGGTAGAAAGAGTCAGCGCCCCCTCGTTTCCGGCGCAGTCAAGTCGGTTAGTAGCGGCAGCGGCAAGCGCATAGCCCACCACCTTCCCCAGGTCAAACCCAGGGATGGACGCGAGCGCCTCGTTAAGCCGCTCCTTGAGTGCATGAGCGCCTGAGTGGCAGGCTTCGCACAGGACCTGCAGCTCCTCGTCGCTGTAATCCCAGACCTTCCGTCCGGCGACGTAGCGCGTGTGGCGAACGTGAAGCTGGCTTTCGCTATCACCACAGCTCCCGCACTCCCATCCGGCGGCGTCGAGACGCTCAAGCCTCCGCTTCTGCCAGGCAGGGCTCCTGTACTGCTCCGAAAACTCGGATCGCGAAACCCATTCGCGCTTTTGCTTTACTTCATGCGATTTTTTTGACATGATCTTCTCCGCTTGCTCCAGCCCCGCCGAGGCGTTCCCGCGCCGATGACAGCGGGGCTTTGTTTTGTCGCCCCATTCGGGTCAGGCGACATCACCCTTTCGCAATACCTTTGCCTCTTCGGCCTCCGGTAGCGTGTCCTCATCGACTGCGCGCCAAAGGAGGTGCCGCGTGTATTCCGAGAGCGACAGCCCCATCAGACGCGCCTTGCGCCCCGCCAGAATCCTCAGGTCGTGCGGGATGCGCATGGAGAACGTCATGTCCATGGCCTCGTCGGTTGAGTCGACGGCGTGCCTTGAAAAGTGGATTTCGTCGTCGCGCATCACGCGGCCTCCTGTTTTGCTGGTTCGGTCTGTCCTGCCTGTCGCAATCGCTCGGCGAGCGCGACGATGGCCTGCCCGCGCTCCCAGAACGTTGTCTTGTGCACGCCGTTGCGCAGGCGCGTAACGACCGATTGAGGAGCGCCGATGGCGGCGCCGATTTCCGCGTCGCTCATGCCGTGCGCGGAGATCTCGAGGAGGGCGGCTTTGATTTCCATGCCCCATTGTGATACGCGACCGCATCGGCGTCAATACGATCGCGTGTTTGCCGGCGCTTATACGTCGTCGTATCGTCACCCTATGGACATGCGCACCCTGCTAAAAGCCTTGATGGCACTTGCCGACGAGAACGCCTACGGGCTGGAGTCCCGCAGCGGCGTGCCCCAGGCGACCATCAACCGCTTCCTCACCGGGAAGCACGGAGACCCGCGCCCGCCGACCGTGCGAAAGCTGGCGGGCGCCTACGGCCTGACGGAGAGCCAGTTGCGCGGCGACGCGCCGCTGCCGGAGTCGCTGGTCCGTCAGATTGAACGGCTGGGCCTATCACCTTCTCCAATGGCGCCGCAGTTCGTTTGCGTGGTCGATCACGGCTTGGCTTCCGCGTCCGACTCTGCGTGTCCTTGCGCATAGCCGATTTCGTTCACGACCAAGAGGGCCTCGCGGGCCTGCTGGGCGGCATCGGAAAGGATCTTTCCGGCAAGTCGCTTCGCGCTGCTTTTGCAGTGCCGCATGGGGTCGTTTCTGTCGTACTCGATGCGCCGCATGTCGGTGATGATCTCTGCAATCTCGGTCATCAAGTCGGGATGATTCATGGCTTGACCTCCATCTGTTTCGCCCGCTTCGCCGCCTTCCGCGCCCGCTTGGCTTCGGCCTTGGCGATGTGCTCGGCGTCGTGCGATGCGTGGCGGGGTGGCGAGTAGTCGTTCGGCTCGCGCCGTGCTGAGTGTCGGAATACGGGCTGTGACATGGCGAGCGCCATAGCGGCAGCGACTGCGAGAGATCTTCTGGTCATGGCTTGGCCTCCGGTGCTGTCTGCTCTTGTTCGCGCACCCACTCAGGCCACCTGGCGCGAAGTTGCTCCCAAGTCATAATCGCCTCATCTCCGGGGAGCTTGAAGCCTTTGGCGGGCGGCTTTCGGGTGTCGTACCCGTAGACGAAGGGCATCTCTTGTCCGTCTGCGTCTTTGACGCTGTAGGTGGCCGATCCGCCATCCGCTCCGTAGTTGAAGTGGCAGATGAGGCTGCGCGTCCAGCCTTCCGGCTTTTCGGGTAATTGTTGTGGGTATGTCATAGTTTGGCCTCCGGTGCTGCTGCGAGCAGTGCACGGTAGCGGTACAGCATATTGCTCCCGAGGTCCATGATGTCCAGCATGTTTCGTGTGGGATCAATCGGTACTAGCTTCCAGCCAGTTGGCACGCTCGACGCGGGCTGAACTTCAGAAGGCACGCGCTTGTTCCATTGTTCGAGCAGCAGCGGCTTGCAATCGTCCATTGCGCTCACTCGTGCGTTAGTGGAGGCGCCACAAGCCAAGCATTCAATCCAGTTCCATCCGTTGTCGTCATGGTCGAAGGTGGCCTCCCCTCCGCAGAACGGGCACGGTTTCAGTCGGTCGTTGTCGTCAATCAGGTGGTCCATTTCATTCTCCTTTTGCGCCGGGGAGGGCGTAGAGCGGGACGGAAAACGACGCGGCTACTGATGCCGGCATGTCTTGTTTGGTCGCTTCCGTGACGATCCGTAGCGCGGTCGAATCGCTCCCTGCTCGACAGGTTCCATCATCTAGCCAAGCAACCGGCTCCTGCTTCTCCATTTCTGTGATCTTGGCGCGCAGGGCATCGTTCTCGCACTGCAGCCTTTCCGCTTCCAGCGCGATGTTCACGGCTGCAGCGTTGGCGTTGTCGCGCTCTTTCTCGGCGGATTCAAGGCGCTCGATCATCTCGATCGCCGCGTCAATCGCCTGCGTGTCTTTGATCTGTCGTGCGCGCATGCTTTGCGAGGCGATCACGTCTCCAAACTGCTCGCAGAGCCGCGCCTCTTCGCGGCGCCAGTCCTCTGCCAGCCTGCGAAGGCGCGCGATTACTTTGGCGGGAGTCATTCGCTCACCTCAAAATCATGCCGATAGCCTTTGAGCAGGCCGCGGAAATGCGCGGCAGTGGTGACGCGCAACTTGTTGGGCTTCCCGAACTCGCGCCCGTCTGGATCGACCCAGCGGCGCGTATAGAAAACCCGCTCGGGGAAGCGTCCGGGCTTGAAGGTCGCAACGACATCGAGGACCATTGAGCCAACGCCATCGGCGACGTAATGTTTCTCGGGGAAATAGCCTCCGGCGTTTTCGTCGGTTTCGAGCGTACAGCCAGGGCGCCAGCCTTCCGTCTGGTATCCGCAGCCTTCATCGTCGGCAAGATTCGCCACGCAGCGCACGAACGGGTAGCCGGCGACTGTGTGAGTCTGACCGGCCTCGATCTTGATGGTCATGGCTGCTCTCCGGTGACGCGGGCGATTGCTGCGCGGGCCTTGCGCTGCTGCGGCCCATCAAAAGGGCACATCAATTCCACTAAATTGACCATGTCTTTCAGTGCCTCCAGCAGATCAGGCACGATCGGCGTGGGCTGCGCATAATCCATAGCCTGCCGGATGGCATCGTTCCACCCTTTGCGCCACTCATATCCGGGCTGGGCCTTGTCATGCCCGTCCAGTCTCAAAAACATTTCAGAAAGAGCACCGGTGGTGATGCTCATCTCGATCGGCGCCGGCTGTGCCGGCACGTACCCATCCACGCCGTAGGTTCCGACGATTCCCAGCATGTGCCGGCCATTGGGGAGGGTAGCGAGCTCTTCGTCTGTAAGGTCGGTGCCGATGTCCATGTAGCCGCCCGCCCCTATGTCGAGATACGCGACCGCTTTCGGCACGTTCTGTGCTTGTGCGCCGGGGAGGGCGTAGAGCGGTGAAGCCACTCCGTCTATCTCGCTCTTTTGTCTAAACGGCTCGCCGAAAGCGTCCGCCCACGCAACCGGCTCCTGCTGCTCCATTTCTGTGATCTTGGCGCGCAGGGCGTCGTGCTCCACTTCGAGTCGTTTGCACTTCCCTTTCCAGGCGTCTGCGACTGCTTGCGCTTTCCGGGGGAACTCTACCTCTTTGACGAATGCGATCTCGTTACGCAGGGCGTCGCGTTCCTTCTCAGCCGCTTCGAGCCGGTCGAGCAGCTCGGAGACTGCTGCGGGGTTGGCTGCGGCGATAAACTCCGCGTTTGCCGTTTCTTGTTCAAAATCGCCGTAAGCCTCAGAGTACACTCGTACTAGCAGCGTCTTTGCAGCCACCGCTGAATACGGAAGCCCTGCCGCACTTGGTTGGCGTCCGTAATTGACCCACGGCCCCGGCGTTGCTGCTTGCGTCAGTCGGCGCAGCTTGTTGATGTCGATTGTCATTTTGAGAACTCCTTCAGTGGGTGGATGCAGCGGCACGGCCGCTGCTTGATCGGCTCGGTGCGGCCTCGTGTGCTCATGCTCGGCGACCGGCTTGTAGCGCCGGCCAACTTTCTTGTAGAGGGTGGTCATGACTTCACGCCGAGCGCTTTGCGGATCTCTTCGCGCGCCATGTGTCCGCCCGCAACGCGCCCAAGCGAATAGGCGTGACGCATCGCTTCAAGCACCCATTCGTGTGGGCTGAATCGCTCTGCCTCTTCTGGAGTTTTCGGCAAATAGCCATGATCGTCTTTTGCGAGCAGCGCTTCGTCAGTCGCAATGCGCCTCAGTCTCGCTTCTTCAAAAGGCAGCAGGTTCCATTCAGCCATTTTCAATCTCTCCTTGTGTCTTCGCCGCTATCCAAGGGCAGCCATTCTGCAGCCGGCTCCTGATTCTCCATGTGCTCGATCTTGGTGCGCAGGGCGTCGTTTTCATGGCCAACACGGTTCAACTCGGCCATGAGGTCAGCAATACGCTGCTCGTCGATCTCACGCTCTTTCTCAGCCGCTTCGATTTTGGTGCGCAGTTCTCTGCACTTGCCTTCCCATCCCTTCGCAACCCGCAGGGCACTTTCGGCCAGTGCCTTGTGGTGCGCCGAATCTTTCTCAGCCGCTTCGAGCCTCGCGGCCAGCCGCTCGATCTCATCCGCCGCAGCCAGCATCACGCTGGGCACGTCTCCTGCCGGGTGGCCGATTTTGCGCGAGTAGCGGCGCAGTTCGTTGGCGTGATCGGTCATTTTTGATTCCTTTTCTTGAGTGGCATGTTCGGCTGCGTTTGAATAGAAAACGATCCGATAACAGGCATGTTTAACCCCGCATGGAAGTTTAATCCTGGGCTGTACCGATACGTGCGCATAAAGTAAGGGCCTACCTTTCCGGAGAGGCCGGGGTGCCAGCTTAAATGCCATCTCCAAGTGAGAGACCACTTCCAGTGCAGTGCCGCAATTAGTACAGATTGGCAGGGCCTCCCGTTAGCGTGCATCCTCTGGAAAAGCGTCAGCGCCCCAATCTTCATTTCGATTCCTCCAGCGAGGCTATTGTATTTGCGTATAGGTTGGTCTGCTGGTAAGCGGATACGCGCAGCTTGGTTAGCGGGTGGGAAGGATCAAGCCCTTCGCCCATGACGTTCTTGTGGTGCTGCCGCAAGGCGGCCTTCATATTCTCCATGCGCCCGATCATCTCGACCGCCGTGTTAATCGCATTGGTGATCTCTTTTGACGTTGGGTGTTCACGCCACCCATCTGAGGGCGCGCGGCGCCACTCGTTGAACTGGCGCAGGATGGAGGCGGTTTCGGTGGGGGTCATGGCGCTTCCTTTGGCGCAGCCAAACCTTGTTCGTGAATAACAACGCCCATCCTCGTATTGATGAGGGACATCAGTTCAGTGTCTCCACGCTCGCGCGCTTCGCCGTACATACCTGCCAGCTCCATGAGGTCGGAGCAATCCAAAACCTCGAGAGTTTTGATTACGCCGACGGGCGCAGGTCTTCCAAACAAGTCTCGAAAAATCTTCATGGCTTGGCCTCCGGTGTTGCTCGGACAATTTTCATGACATCCCCTCGCAGTACCTTCCCGCGCCATTGAAACTTTTTTCGGCTCGGCCAGTAGTCAAGCCGCTCGCCTGCGACAAAGCGTGACCAGTGGTACTCAGTGTGCTTTGTCCACCCGCCATCGTCGTCGGCGACAGCTTTCGACAAGAACGTACGGCGATCCGCGTCAAATTTTTCTTTTTTGTGGCGCTTCAGTTCAGACCAAAAATTCTCGTCACTCATGGCTTGATCTCCGGTGTAAGCATGACAGCAAGGCGGTCTCGGTCCTGCCAGCCCTTTGCGTCGTTCGGTGCATCCGGTGAAACCGGCTCGAACTCAATTTCGATGGTCGGAATATGCTGCTGCGCTTCGCTCTCCCATCCAAGCAATTCACGGTCGTTCATTTCTCTTCTCCATCGCCTCGATCTCAGCGCGCAGGGTGTCGCGCTCCGCTTCAGTTCGCCCGATCAGGCTTGTGCGGAACTTCATACTGCTGCGCAGTTCAGCAAGTTCTTTCTCAGCCGCTTCGAGGCGGTCGAGGAGTTCGAGAATGGTTGCGGGGTTTGCGGCAGCGATGAATTCCGCGCAACGCTCGGTGGCGTCGGAGCAGATGCGATCACGCGATTTCAGGTCTCCAACCTCAAAGCCGCGACTGCCGGCTGTCCAGCCAGCTGAGAACCAGCATCCCCCTCCCGCCTCGCGCGCCGCCTGCTCCAGCGCGTCCAGATCCAATTCAGCCATGGCGCACCTCCTCATCGACCCGCGCGCCAGCGGGGTAGCTGTCCCATTCCTCGTACTCGGCGACGGGGCGGTAGCGCCGGCCGACTTTCTTGTAGAGGGTGGTCATGACTCGCCTCGCGCTCGGATTGCTGCGGCGAGCTGGTGCGGCAGGTAGTCGCTGCCCGCCATGTCGTCACACACTTTCGCGCAGGCTTCGCGCTCGGCCTTCACGCACTGCTCCGCGAACGTCATTGCATGCAGGTCCATAGCAAGCCCGTCGTACAGCTCAAAGCCGAGCGGATGATGAAACACTGCGCGCTTCTTTTTCGGCAGCGGGCCGAACACGTAATCCTTGTCTTTCATGGTCATTCCGTCGCTCCTTGTGTCTTCGCCGCCATCCATGGGCAGCCCTCGTGCATCGGATGAGGCCCGCTCGGATGCTCGCAGCGGTCGTAACGCTCGACGCGCTGGCCCTGGGTGATGCTCACCAGGGCGACGTGACCGCAGGCGCGGCAGGTTGGCGGGGGCGGTGTTCTGTGGGGTCATGCTGCCTGCCCTCCTTCTCTCTGCTCCATGTGACACCTCTCGTTGATTGATCCCGCTCGGATGAGCGAGTAGGTGAAGTGTCGCACAAAAAATGCGTTTGCGTATTGACAATGATGTGATCGCGTATCAAGATCCATCCCAACGCACTACCGCGAGGGGAGACCACGATGACGCAAGCCGAACAGCACGACGCCACCCAGGCGCCGACCGAAACCACCGCCACCACCGCCACCACCGCAGGGCCGATCCGCGCCTACAAGGCGTTCGACCAGAACATGCAGTGCCGCGGTTTTCAGTTCGAGGTCGGCAAGACCTACGAGCACGACGGGCCGGTCAAGGCGTGCGAAAGTGGCTTCCACGCCTGTGGAAACCCGCTCGATGTGTGGAGCTACTACCCGCTCGACAGCCGGTATGCGGTGGTCGAGATGGGCGGGGATTTCAGCCGTCACGACGACGACTCAAAGATCTCCGCGGCGCGCATCACGATCAGCGCAGAAATCGCGCTGCCGCAGATCATCAGAGATGGCGTCGCGTACCTGATGGGGCTGTGCAAGGACGCTTTTGCGCTCAAGCCAGGGGTGGACGCCTCGGGCGACGGCAGCAAGCTCGCCGCCTCGGGCTACGACAGCCGGCTCGCCGCATCGGGCTACCGCAGCCAGCTCGCCGCATCGGGCTACGACAGCAAGCTCGCCGCCTCGGGCAACGACAGCCAGCTCGCCGCATCGGGCTACCGCAGCCAGCTCGCCGCCTCGGGCGACGGCAGCAAGCTCGCCGCATCGGGCTATTGCAGCCAGCTCGCCGCCTCGGGCTGTTGCAGCCAGCTCGCCGCCTCGGGCGACGGCAGCAAGCTCGCCGCCTCGGGCAACGACAGCAAGCTCGCCGCCTCGGGCTGTTGCAGCCAGCTCGCCGCCTCGGGCGACTACAGCAAGCTCGCCGCCTCGGGCAACGACAGCAAGCTCGCCGCCTCGGGCTATTGCAGCCAGCTCGCCGCATCGGGCTACCGCAGCCAGCTCGCCGCCTCGGGCGACTACAGCAAGCTCGCCGCCTCGGGCTATTGCAGCCAGCTCGCCGCCTCGGGCGAAAACTGCGTCTGCGTCGCCGCATCGCCTGGATCAACTGCGCGAGCCGGTGCCGGCGGGGCAATCGCCCTGACCTACCACGACGGAGAGCGTTACCGCATCGCTGTTGCCTACGTCGGCGAGGGCGGGATCGAGCCGAACGTCAATTACCGCGTCACCGATGCCGGCGAGTTCGTCGAGGCGCAGGGATGACACCGATCACCTCCCCAAGAGAAGCGCCAGACGCGGCTGGATTGCCGGGCGACTCCGCGAAGACCGCGCCCGGGTTTTTTCTCGAAGGGATCCACCAGGAGATGGACATGCACCGCAGCGAGAACAACCCCGAACTTCACGCGATTGCGCTGGAAGCAATGGCGCGGAGCTTGGTCGATCAGTGGGCCAAGGAAACGAACAGGGCCGGAGAGGCTGGGGTGTGTCTCTACGACGAAGAATACGCCGCGATCACGGCTGCGTACTGCAGCGGCGATCCGATCGCTCACTTTCAGGCGACCGACAAGGCGATCCGTCGCGTGCTCGCCGAGCTGGCAGAGCGCGAGGCCGAACAAGAGCTGGAGCGGAAGCAGCGCGAGGAGCGCCGCCGGCACGAAGAAGATCGCGCGGCCGACCGCGCAGAGTTTCGGCGGGCATTCGCATGAACGGCGTAGCGCTGATCGGCGTGGTGTTTGTCGTGTGGCTCGGGGCCGGGCTCCTGGTCGCGCGCCTCTTTCGGATCAACCGGCAGGACAAGGACAACGAGTCATGAGTCAGACCATCAGTGAGCAAATGAAGCTCAGGCGCGAACGTCAGTTGCAGCGCATCGAGCGCGCGAACCCGGATCACTTTCGTTTTCCGCGCGAGACGCCGCGCAAGCAACGGCGCATCCCATTCGTCGCCGACCGGAGCGAGCGGGTCGAGTTGCGCGACGCGGTGATCGGCGTCGCGGTCTTCGTGGCCTTCGTCGGCGCACTGGCAACGATGCCGTGGTGGCTTTCATGACGGTCCAGCGCAACGCCACCGTCCTGCCGCCGCACATCACGCGGATCGTAGCCTATGACCGCCGCACCGACGGCCGTCACCTGACCCTCTCCGAGTGGGTCGAACAGAAGCGCCGGCAGTTTGAGGCGGCGCACCCGGAGCACAGGAAGCGGAACGGCGAAAGCCGGATCGCATTTGACCGATGGCTGGAGAAATTGAAATGAGCACCGCACTGACAACGCTGACCAGCAAGCTGGCGGCAAAGCTGGACATGGGCGATGACGGCAGCGACTTGATTGAAACGCTGAAGGCTACTGCCTTCAAGGGCGAAGTCACCAACGCGCAGATGACTGCGCTGATGGTTGTCGCAAACCAGTACGGCCTGAACCCATGGACGAAAGAGATTTACGCCTTCCCCGACAAAAACAACGGGATTGTCCCGGTTGTTGGCGTGGATGGCTGGGCGCGAATCATCAACGACAACCCTCAATTCGACGGCATGGAGTTCTCACAGTCCGACGAGATGGTGAGGATGCCTGGAGCCAACAGCGACGCGCCGGCATGGATTGAGTGTGCTATGTACCGGAAAGATCGGGCTCGCCCGGTCATCATTCGTGAGTACCTGGACGAAACATACCGCGAGCCATTCAAAGGCAAGTTCGGGCCTGTTATCGGCCCGTGGCAGACACACCCGAAACGGTTCTTGCGGCACAAAGCAATGATTCAGTGCGCTCGGATGGCCTTTGGATATGGCGGCATCTACGACCAGGACGAGGCCGAGCGCATCATTGAGAAGGACATGGGCGCCGCCGAGGTCGTCAGCAGCCGCCAAGCACAAGCCGCAGCGCCGGCCGCCCTGCCCGACTACTCGCAATCGGCTTTCGCCGACAACCTGCCGAAGTGGTCCGCCCTGATGCAGTCCGGCGCCAAGACGGCCGACCAGATCATTGCGATCGTCAGCACCAAGGGCGTGCTGTCCGACGCTCAGAAATCCGCGATTCGCGCCGCAGCGCAACCCAAGCAGGAAACGCCCCCCGAAATCATCGACGCGCCCGAGCAGAACGCCCAGGCCGATGACGACGGCTGGATTGAAGACTACGAAAGCACGGAGGCCGCACGATGAACATCACCATCACCAACCGCATCACGCACGAGTGCGCACAGGGCTCCGAGGCGTGGCATACCCTGCGCGCCAAGCACTACACCGCCTCTGAGGCGAGCGCGATGCTCGGCGTGTCGAAGTACCAGACGCGCGCCGACCTCATCAAGCGCAAAGCGACCGGCCTGGCCGAAGAGATCGACGCCGGCACGCAGCGCCGCTTCGACGCCGGGCACGAGGCAGAAGCCGCAGCGCGCCCGATCGTGGAAAGCCATCTCGGAGATGACCTCTACCCGATCACGATGACCGCTGACGTCAACGGCCTTCCGCTGCTGGCCTCGATGGACGGTCTGACGATGATGGGCGATGTGGGCTGGGAAACCAAGCTGCTGAACCAGGATCTGCGCGCCGCGGTCGAGGCCGGCACGCTGGACGAGCACTACACCGTCCAGATGGAACAGCAGCTGATGGTGTCGGGCGCTGATCGCATCTACTTCACGGCCAGCGACGGCACGCCGGAGAACACGTTCGGCGTGTGGTACGAGTCGCATCCCGCGCTGCGCGAGCGCATCGTCGCGGGCTGGGCGCAGTTCGCCGAGGACGTGGCCGCATATGCGCCCGAGCCCGAGACCGTGAAACCGGCAGGCGCGGCCCCCGAGGCACTTCCTGCGCTGCGGATCGAAGTCACCGGCATGGTGACGGCAAGCAACCTGGCCGCGTTCCGCGAACACGCCCTGGCGGTCTTCGGCGGGATCAAGACCGACCTCCAGACCGATGCCGACTTCGCCGACGCCGAGAAGACGGTGAAGTGGTGCAAGGAAGTCGAGGACCGGCTTGATGCCGCGAAGCAGCACGCGCTGTCGCAGACGGACAGCATCGAATCGCTGTTCCGCACGATCGACGCGATCAAGGAAGAGGCCCGGCAGAAGCGGCTCACGCTCGACAAGCTGGTGAAGGCGGAGAAGGAGAATCGGAAGGCCGAGATCGTCGCTCAGGCACGCAAGGCGTATGGCGATCACTGGTCCGCCCTGTGCCGGCGCGTCGGCGGTGAGTGGATTCCTGCCGTGGGCGTGTCGTACTTCGCCGACGCCGTGAAAGGGCTCAAGAGCCTGGACAGCATGCGCGACAAGGTATCGACCGCACTCGCCAACGCCAAGATCGAAGCCAACGCTATCGCCGACCGCATCGACGCCAACCGCAAGACGGTCGAGGACATGAGTCTGCTGCCCGACTTCGGCGCGATCTGCACGAAGGCGCCCGACGACTTCGCCGCGCTCTACGCGATGCGCAGGCAGCAGCGCGCAGACGCCGAGGCGAAGCGCCTGGAGGCCGAGCGCGAGAAGATCCGCCGCGAGGAAGAAGCCAAGGCGCAGCGTGAGGCCGAGCGCATCGCCCAAGCCGAGCGCGAGCGGATTCGCGCGGAAGAGCAAGCCAAGGCGCTTGAGGCGTCGGCAGCCGAGCGCATCCGGCTACGCACTGAGGCCGAGGCGCGCGAACAGGCGATGCAGGCCGATGCCGCAAAGCATGCAGCGGAACTCAAAGCGATGTCCGCCCCGGCTCCGCAGCAAGCCGAACAGCCGGCCGATACCGGCGCGCGGATCACGCTCGGCCAGATCAATCAGCGCCTGTCGCCGATCGCCCTGAGTGTGGCCGGGCTCGCCCAGCTCGGCATCCAGCCGGCCGGCAAGGAGCGCGCCGCGGTGCTGTATCTCGAGAGCGACGTTGCGCGGATCTGCTCGGCGCTGATCCGTCACCTGACGACCGTGGCGCGCGGAGAAATCAAGGAGGCAGCATGAAGCCCATCCTATTCTACGACACCGAGACAACCGGCCTGCCCGACTTCAAGGCTCCGTCCGAAGCGCCGCACCAGCCCCACATCGTCCAGCTCGCCGCGTTGCTGGTCGACCCCGATTCGCGCCAGACCATCGCCAGCATGGACGTGATCGTTCGCCCGGCCGGATGGACGATACCCGGCGAGGTTGCCGCGGTGCATGGCATCACAACCGAGCGTGCGGAGGCGGTCGGCGTCCAGGAGAAGCTGGCCGTCGAGATGTTCATGGAGCTCTGGTTCCACCGGCCGCGCGTCGCTCATAACGAGCAGTTCGATGCCCGGATCATCCGCATCGCGCTGATGCGACACCAGAACCACGTCGTCGAGGAATGGGCCAAGCCTATGCCTGACGTCTGGAAGGAAGGTGGCGCCGAGTGCACCGCCCGCCTGGCTACGCCGATCTGCGCAATCCCACCCACCGACCGCATGCGTGCCGTCGGTCGATTCCATCACAAGACACCGAACCTCGGGGAAGCCTACCGCCACTTCACAGGCCGCGACCTGGAGAACGCCCACAGCGCAATGGCCGATGTGCAGGCCTGCCGCGACGTCTACTTCGCCATTCAAGACATGAGGAACGCAGCATGACCACCAAAGCCCCCAAGCTCACCCCCATCACCGGCGAAGTCGCCCTCGCCATGCGCCAGAAGGCTGGCCTGAACCAGTCGCGGTTCTGGTCAGTTGTCGGCGTCGGGCAGTCCGCCGGCAGTCGCTACGAGTCCGGCCGCAACATCCCGCGCCCGGTGCAAATGCTGCTGCGCATCGCCTACGGCGCCAAGACCCAGGCAGCCAAGCAGGTTGAAGCCCTGCGTCCGGGCGCCGGGGAGGCTGTGTAATGAGCGCCCCCAACAGACCCGCGCCGCGTGACAGGGCCGCCGAGCAGACCAAGCCCCTCACCCTTTCAACCGAGCAGGCCGCAGCCGCCCTGCACATCCGCCCGCAAACACTGCGCTCCGCCCTTTGCCGCGATGGGCACTACTTTGGCGTGCGCCCCATCAAACTGCGGAATCGCTTCCTGGTGTGGAAAGCCGAGGACATCGAGCGCCTACTGAATGGCGAGGAGGCCGCATCGTGAACGCCCGCGACAACACCCCCTTGCGTACACGGATCGCCGATCGCCTCGCTGCTGGCGAAGACACGGCCGCAGGCATCGCTCAGGCCATCGGTAAAGGCGACACCCCTTCCGTGGTCGTCCGGGAACTCAACGCCATGCGCACCGACGGCCAAGTCGAATGCGAGCAGCGCGGCAAAAAGAAGGAGCTCGTGTACTGGCTTGCTGTTCCGCTCGAGGTCCCCGCTGGCAACGTTGCGCCGGAATCGCCCGACGATCGCACCCCATCCATCATCAGCGAATCCGTTCTGCCGGCCGGCATGCGGCAGGGCACGCGCGCCGCGAAGATCTTCCGCGTCCTGCCGCCCGTCCCGCCGCAGATCCCGCCGCCGAAGTACGACCCGAGCAGCGTGGCGTTCAGCGAATCGTCGGATGCCGAGCAGGACCAGCAGCGCGCGCACTTGCACCTGATCGGCGTGCTGGCCGACATCCGCGCGGCAGTGGGCGATAGCGAGGGCCGGCTGATGCAGGACGAACTGGTCGAGCACATCCGCGCCATCTACGACCTCGGCGAGGCCCACAAACGCGCATGCCTGAAGTGGGAGGCGGCCATGATGGCCGCAGTCGGTGAAGACGGCATCAACGATGTCGTCGGGAAGATTGACGACCTGCAGCACAAGGTCAGCATGCAGGACGCCGAGCTGTTCAAGCAGGCCGCAGTGGTCGTGGATCTGCGCAACCAGCTCGAGGGCCTGCAACGCGAAGCGATGCGCGGCGCCACTTGCTTGTCGGGCCAGGATCGCTACACGGCCGCCGGCTACCTCGTGCGCGCCAGCAAGCGCAAGCCGCGCACGCTCCTTTCCGAAGACAAGGCCCGAGAAGCCGCGATGAGTTTGATCCGCACCGGCGCACCGTGGGCGGCCGTCTATGCGCTGGTTCCGGTCGGCTGCGCCCGCCGCGGCGTGGATTGGTGGTCGGCATGATCCGCCCCGATCTCAAGCGCATCAGCGCCCAGGTGCGCGCCCGCCTGCAATCCGGCGAGGCTCTCACATGGCGCGACGTGTGGGCCATGGCCCCCGACGCATCGCGCACTTGGGCGCACGACACGCTGCGCAAGCTCTACCGGAAAGGCGAGATCCACGTCGCCGACTGGACCCGCAGCATGCAAGGACCGGCGATGCCGACCTACCGCTGGGGCGCGGGCGTGGATGTGCCGCGCCCGCAGAACATGACCAACGCCGAGAAGTGCGAGCGCTGGCGCACCGCCCACCCTGAAAAGGTCGCCATCGCCCGCAAGCGCACGACCTTCAAGAACCGCCGTAGCCCCATCCTCGATCCCATTGCCGCCGCCATGCTCGGCTACACCCGGCGCGGCGCCGGATGGGTCAAGAAGAACGCCGCATCAACCACTCAGGAAGCAACGCAATGATCCTCACCGGACTCGCCCGCATCGGCAAAGACGCCGAGCTGCGCTACACCGCCAGCAACGAACCCGTCGCCAACCTCTCGCTGGCCTTCAACTACGGCCGCAAGGGTGACGACGGCAAGCGCCCTACGCAGTGGATCGAGGCATCTATGTGGGGGAAGCGCGCCGAATCACTCGCCCCCCATTTGCTCAAGGGAAAACAGGTCGACGTCGTGCTCGAGGAGCCGCATATCGAAACCTTCGAGGGTCGCAACGGCACCGGGTACAAACTCGTCGGCCGCGTCCTCTCGATCGAGTTCGCCAGCGACGGGCAGCAGCAAGAAACCCGCGCACCAGCCCCGCGCTCGGCCGCCGCACCCGCCCGGCCGCAGCAGTCCGGCAGCAGCCAGGGCGGATTCGGTGACTTCGGAAACGACGACATCCCGTTCCTTCGCCACGGCCACGGCGCCGCCTGGAGAGCCCTGTAATGCCTGCCCCGAGCATCCGCATCGACTGGCAGCGCGTCGCCCTCAACCTGCGCTCGCACGGCATCCAGTTGCAGGCCGCATCGCGGAAGCTCGGCAAGCATGCCGGCTGGCTCGGCCAGATGGCGCGCGAAGAGATCGGGCGCAGCGTCGAGTTCCACGACGGCCTGCGCCTGCTCGACTACCACCTTTCCGTTTGCGGGGAAGCGGCGCACCTCGCGCTGCTCTCGCCGCAGCAACCCCTGCCTCTTCAGGAGCCGACGACGTGACAGCGCCCACGCATGGGAACGAAGAGCGCGGCAGGCGGCGCTTGCCATTTAACGCGCCGCAGCACGCAAGCCTTGGACATGGACAACAGGATTTCTACATGAACAGCCAACCAATATCGCTATCCCGCGCCGACCGCCGCAAGTTCGAGAAGGCGATGCGGCGCGCGCCGCGCGCTTCCCGCCAGAAGCCCAGCCGCGCCGATCTGCCGCTGCGCCTGATCCCATGGAACATCCACGGCGTGTGGGCGCCGCTCGATCGCATCCTCGCCAAGCTCGAGATCGACGGCACCGCCGAGTATTCCGGCGGCGAGCCGGTCCTCTACGATCCTGGGACGAACGACTGGCACAACAGCGCCCAGGCCATCCGCGGCATTGCCGAGTTCTACGAGGTCGCCGCGCGGCGCAAGGGCTGGCCGGACGTTCAGACCGAGCCCATCACCCGCTTCGCGCGCCTGCTCGAGCTCGACGACGAGATCACCCAGCAGGACATCGACGACGTGCGCGCGTGCTCGATCGTGCTCCGCAAGCTCGCCGGCTCGCTCACTCTTCGGGAGGCCCGCGCCTACCTGGACGAGACGTGCATCAAGATCGAGGTCGAGAAAGCGGGACTCACGGGGAGTGCAGCATGAGCGCGAAGAAGATCCCCATCACCCCGGTTTTCCTGGACCTTCCCACCGTCGCCCAGGCTGTCGCCCTGTCTACCGCAACCATCGAGCGCCTGGAGCGCGAGGTGCAGGAATGGGCCGAATCGCGGCCGGTGTCGAACTTGCCGCCGCCGCCGAATACCGGGGCGTCGAAGCGGAAGGAGGCGGCGTGAAATTCGGATCTGTTTGCAGCGGCATCGAGGCCGCATCCGTCGCTTGGCATCCGCTCGGCTGGCAGGCCGCATGGTTTGCCGAGATCGAGCCGTTCCCGTGCGCCGTCCTCGCGCACCACTACCCGACCGTGCCGAACCTCGGCGACATGACGACCATCGCCAAGCGCGTGATGACCGGCGAAGTCGATGCCCCGGACGTGCTCGCGGGCGGCACCCCTTGCCAGGCGTTCTCCGTCGCCGGCCTGCGCGAATCGCTCGCCGACGAGCGCGGAAACCTGACCCTGAAATTCGTGGAGCTTGCCGATGCAATCGACTTTGTTCGCGTTCGAGACGGACGCCCCCCCGCAATCGTCTTCTGGGAAAACGTCCCCGGCGTCCTCTCGACCAAGGACAATGCTTTCGGGTGCTTTCTGGCTGGCCTTGCCGGAGAAGATGAGCCGCTTCGAGCGCCAGGGGGAAAATGGGCGAACGCTGGTGCTGTGTATGGACCCGCGCGTGCAATCGCTTGGCGGACCCTGGACGCCCAATACTTCGGACTGGCCCAACGCCGCCGCCGTGTGTTCGTTGTCGCAAGTGCTCGAGACGGGTTCGATCCCGCAACGGTACTTTTTGAGTGGGACGGCGTGCGCCGGGATTCTGCGCCGAGCCGAGAAGCGAGGGAAGGATCTGCCGGCCGCGCTGAAGCAGGCGCTACAAGCGGTGGCTACACCCCTGAAGTGACCGGCGCGCTCACCGCTCGCAGCGTTCGCAACATGGGCCAATCTAATGACGACGTGAATGGCCACAAGATCATCTCTATGGCCCACGGCCAAGGCGGCGCCGAGATCGGCTTAGACCGTAGCCCGACGCTGACATGCAATCACGAGGCGCCGATCGCGGCCTATCCAGCGACCACGCACACGCTACGCGGCGAAGGCTTCGACACCAGCGAGGACGGGACGGGGCGCGGCACGCCGCTGGTTCCAGTCGCCTTCTCGTGTAAAGACTACGGCGCGGATGCTGGCGAGGTTGCGCCGACGTTGCGCAGCATGGGGCACGACAAGAGCCATGCGAACGCAGGCGGTCAAATCGCCATCGCCTTCAACGCCCGCCAAGACCCCGACCACTGGCACGACCGCACCGGGCCGCTTGATACGGATGGCAGCACGCAGGCGGTCGCGTTCGCACAGAACAGCCGCGATGAAGTGCGCCTCGAAGGCGGCGACGGCCAGCGCTGCGGGGCGATCAGCACCGGAGGCGGCAAGCCGGGACAGGGCGTGCCGATGATTGCCACGACGCAGGTGGCCGGCGCGATGTCGGCATCCGGCGCGACCGAGAGGAAGCATGGTTTCGGATGGGGGCAGCAGGATTGGGAAAGCGGGTATTGCCAGCCTGATGCGCACATGAGGGTGCGCCGATTAACGCCCACCGAATGTGCACGCCTCCAGGGACTTCCAGACGACTACCTGGACATCACCTATCGCGGCAAGCCCGCTGCGGACGGGCCGAAGTACAAGGCGATTGGAAACTCGTGGGCCGATCCTTGCGTGACATGGATCGGGCAGCGCATTGCCGCGAGCCTCGAATTACTCACCCCGGCCGCGCCAGCTCCTCCAGCCTCTCGGAGAGCCGGCGCAGCCAGGTTACGCCACTTCCTGCGCCGGCCGCGCATCAACCAACCTCGGCAAACCGCCCTTCGTCCATCACGTCGCGCCGAGTTCGCGGCAGATAGACTCCTTGGTCTGCATCGCGTATCCGGCGCTCGCGGTTGCGCACGCTCTGCCACATCTGCGGCGGCGTGATCCGGCGCCCGGGATTGACCTTGTTGAACTCGGCGATTGCGCTGCGCGCCTCGGTCATGCCGTCCTGGTCCTGATCCATCGCAGCCCGAGCGAACTGCGTCATCAGATCCTGGCGGCGCTCGTTGAGTCGTCGATCGGCGCTCATCACTGCGCTGCGCCCCTCGAAGGCCAAGCGGATCTCGGACGGCGAGAAACCGGACGCCTGCCCCAGCACGCCAGCCAAGCTCACTTCGTCCTTGATGACCACGCCCGTGCGATCGACTTCGCCTTCGCTGTACTGGCGGTACGCCTTGATCGGGTTGCGCGCGAAGATCGGCAGCATGTCCTCCAGCCCGCGGCCGTAGTCTCCATCTGCCATCTTCTGCGCGCCCTTGGCGGCATTCACCCCCATGCCGATCACCGGGCCAAGCATGGCGGTAGCGAACGATTCGGCCCAGCGCTGCCCCTCCAGGCTCTCATTCACGTCCGGCAGCAGCAGTTTGTCCAGGCCGACGCGGCCGGAAATGTCCCACGGCGTCAGGCGCGAAAAGCCCTTCGCGATCACCTCGGCCGGCTTCGTCCCGAATGTGTCGGCCAGCATGTTGCGTAGCGCAACCTCAGCGGCCCACGGCTCATCGTCGCTGCCGCCCAGCGCGGATGCCAGCGTCAGCAGCGTTCCCACCATCGGCAGGCCCAGCACGCCCGCAGCGGCCGCGTGCGTGGTCATCAGCGCCCCGAACACCTTGCGCGCCTCGCGCCGAACCTCGGGCGACTCGCCCTTGACTGACTGGTAGGCGTTGCGCGCGAGCGTGTAGATCATGTTCTGCGCGTACTGCTTGAACAGCAGCACTACCTTGGCGACGTTGCCCTGCATCACCCGCGGCCGGTTGCCGGTCGAGTAGTCGAAGTGCCCGTCGTAAGTCGCCTTCACCGCCTGCGAATAGGCGGTGTCGTGCTTGGCGCCAGCGTCGCGCGCCAGCCGGTAGGAAGCCAGGAACGTCGCTTGACGGTTGAAGCGCTCGGCGTGGTGGAACAGGTAGCTCGCCAGCCGCATCACCGGGCGGATCTTCCACATCACCTTGGCGTCCTCGCCCTGCGCGATGCCGGCAAGGTCGTGGGCCATCGTCACGTCAATCACGCCGGTTCGCACCGCCTCGTCGTAGGCGGCGATCTCGTCCTGGTGCTTGCGCTTCGCCTTCGGGTCTTGCTCGTTCTTCAGCCGGTCAGCCAGGACGGCGCGAAGGTCGTTCTTGCCTTCCACCACTTCAGCCGAAGCCGCCATCAGCGCGGCGCCCGCCTTCCTGAACCCCCACTTTGCGCCCATCACCGGGTAGGCAACCAGCGGCGTTTGCGACAGGTTCACCACCGCAGCGGCCGGCGAAATGCCCAGGTAGTAGACAAAGCCGAAGCTCGTGAGCGCAGTCGAGAGCGGGTTCCCCTTGGGGTTCATCGTCGCTTCGTGGCGCTTGTTCATCTCATCCACGACACGCTGCGCCGCCGGCTGATCGAACCCCTCGATCGGTGCCATCTCATCGACGTGCTTCTGCATCCGATCCAGTTCGGTCTGCATCTGGTCGCCGTACTTCAGCTTGGCGAGGTAGCGCGCGCCGTGGAACGTGTTCTGCGCGAACGCGCGCCGCGCATCGCTCGAGAAGCCCGGCGTTCCCTTGCGGTGGATGCCGTGCTTCGCCCACGACAGATCGGGGAGCGACGACAGGTAGAGCTGCCCCAGGGTGTCTTCGAGCTCGGCCTGCACACGCGGATCCAGCCCCTGCTCGTCCAGCGCCTCGTAGAGCTCGGTCATGAACCCGCGGCCCACCATGTCGCGGCCGGCGATGAACTCCTTGCTCAGTGTCACGCGCCCGACCTGATACCCATCCCTGGCCGGGAACGCCTTCACCATCTCCGCGCGCATGGCCTCGGCCTCGGCCATGGTCTCGGCGCGCGACACGCTCACCACCTTGCCGGCATCGTCCTTCGTCACCACGACGTATTGACCGAAGCGCGACAGCGGGAAGTACACGCCCTTGATGGCTTTGAAGAAGTCGGCGTCCATGCGCTTCAGCAGCTCGGCGCGGCGCTCTTCCCGCAACTCGCTGCGCATGATGCGATCGATGATCGCCTGCCGCACCGCAGCGTGATGCTTGCGGTAGTGGTCGCGCGCCTCGCGATAAACCTTCTGCGCTTCGGTCGAGAGCTGGCCGAACTGCGCCTTGAGCGCTCGGCTCTTGGCAAGGTCGTCGCCTGGCACGTACTCGACGGCGGAATCTGCGTCGATCTGCGCCAAGGTGGCGTCGTGCATCAAGTCGGCCAACTTGCCCTCATCGGGCAGCTTTCCCCAGCGGCGGGCGAGCTCGTCGGCAGCCGCACCCACATCGTTCTTGTCGGCTTCCATCTGCGCAGCGAGCCGATCGTACTCGGCCAGCGGCAGCACGTCGCCGTATACATCCACGATCTGCCGACGGCCAAGGAACTGCAGGCCCAACTTGAGCCAGTCGGTCAGCCTGTGCTTGCCGGCCCTCTTCACGTCCTGCACCGTGATCGCCTTCAGGCCAGCGCCGATGTTTTTGGCGGCCTGCTGTGCGTTTTCGAGGCCGGATCGGCTGAACTGCAAGTCATCTGCGCCACGCTCGGCAGTCTGCACAATGCTGCCGCGTATCTGCTGCTGCGCCATCCTGATGTTGCGCTTGTGCCAGAACGCCGCGCGCCCGGCATTCGGGGCGTCGTCGGTCAGGATGCGCTCGGCCACGCGCAGCACCTCAGACAGCGCAGTGTCGTTGCGCGCGCTCAAGCCCAGCAGGTTGCGCACCGCCTGAACGAAGTTCGACCACATCGAGCCCGAGCGATAGGGGATCGTCTCGAGGTAGGCTTGCGCCTCGCCGCTCGACAGCGCCCAGGCCAGCACCTCGTCATCGCTGCGGAAGGCGTTGTTCGCGCCCTCGCGCATGTCCTGCTCGAACTCGGTCAGCGTTGCCTTGCCGGCGTCTGCGGCGTCGAAGCGCTTGCGGATGTGCTCGGCAATCGCATCGGTCACGGCCATCAGGTCACGCGCATGCTTGCCGGCCAGCGAGCCCGGTGTCTGCGTGCCATGGAACACCATGCCGGCCGTGGCGGCATGCACCAGTTCATGCAGCAACACCTCTTCTTCCGTGCCGACCTTGCCGGTCACGTCCGCGCCGTTGAGCCACACAACGATGTCGCGGCCCTTCTCATCGAATCCGGTCTCCGTGTAGCCGCGCGCATTCACCATGCTCGCCGGGGCCATGTCGCCGCGGTGGACAATCTTCAGGTCGAGCGTAACGCCGGCTTTCTCCAGGCGCTGCAACTTCTCCAGCACCTTCTGCGCAACGGCCGCTTTCGCGCCGTCTTTCGAGCGCGTCAAGAACTGCGCCGCTTCGATCAGCGTCTTGCCCTCGATGGCAGACTGCACGCGCTGCGCTTCTTGTGCAGGCGCGTCGCCGACTGAGCGGCTGAACAGGATGTTGTCGTTGTCCGGATCGTAGTCGCCATTGTTGCCCACGGCGGACTTGATCTGCTCTGGGCGGAAGGCAACGAATATGTCAGTCGTAGGAGATGAGTGCGCATGACCTGTTGCAGAGTCTGTCGTATTGCGCAGCACTAGCCCATCATTCCCGTTTTTGATCGCCCTTTCAACTAGAGATGCGTATGTCTCATCTCGATACGTACCACCAGAAAACTCGTGGTATAGCGGGTTTTGGATTGACAGATACACCGGGTAGACAACACTTCCATTAATTCGCGTGGCGAGAAATTTTCGCTCCCTATCGCTATCTTCAGCAAGAGAATCCCATTCATAGAGGTCTTTTTTGTCGGCGTCTTGCTGCTCTTTTTTTAGTTCTGATATACGCCTTTCAATTTCTTCTTGCCTTGCGAGCAGATTTCTCCTGAAGCCATCTTTATCTTCGATGGCGTCAAGGGCTTTTTCTTTATCCTTCCTTCTTAGGACAAGACCAGCCTCAATGTTTTCCTTGATGAGCAGCTTTATTTCATTTGCTCTGCGAATATTTTCGCGATCAAGAAACGCATACGTACTTGCAACGTCGGGGTTGCTTGCGAAAAAGAATCCATTTTTTGCGCTTTTTGCTGATGTTGTTTCACCTAAACGACTGGCATCGAAAACAGAAAAGTCCGCTTGGGTGCCGTGATACACCACGAGCGGCTGCCCCCGCTCATCGACGACCTTCGAGTCACCGAACCAGCGGCGGAAGGCTTCGGATTGCGGGGCGCGCGATCCGATGCTCGCCTGAGCATTCGCCCGCCCGCGCACCTCGCCCGCGGCCGCCCGGTCAAGCCCGGCCATGGCGTAGCCCACGAAGTCATCCACGGTCATCGCCTTCGCGCCCAGCCCGTTGCGCAGCATCCAGGTGCGGATCATGCCGGCGAACGAGCGCAGGAAGTCGCCCACGCGCTTGCCAATCTTCGCGTCCACCCACTGCATGAAGGCGCCGTCGGCGAAGGTGTAGCCGGCGCTACGGCCTTCGATCACCGCTTGCTCCACGATGTAGGCGGAGGCTTCTGCGGCATTGCCCACTTCGCCCGCGCCGATCATGCGCAGCATCACGCGATCGAGGAAGGCGCGCAGATCCTCGTCTTTCAGGCCGTGCCGGTTGCGGACCATTTCCAGCGCGCGCGCGTCGATCTTCTGGCGCTGCTGGCCGTGCATCATCTCGTGCAGCATCACCGCGGTGGCTGTGACCGGGTTCAGGTTCGGCGCCACGAGGAAGGTCAGGCCGGTCTTGGGGTCGTAGAAACCGTTGAGCCGCCCAGCGCTCGAGAACTTGCGCATGGTCGAATCCAGCTTGCGCCCGGTCCGCTCGGCCACAATGCGGCCGATCTCGGCATTGTCGGCCGTTCCGACCACGATCACGCCCCCGCGCTTGCCGGCCCTGCCGCGCTCCAGCAGCTTGCTGGTGACGTCGGCGAGGCCATCGAACTGCAGGCGCATCGCGCGCACCAGCCCCTTTTCGGTGATGCCGATCCGCACTGCGTTGCGATCGCGCGGCAACGTCGCCGAGAAAGCCAGCGAGTCGCCAGCCGGATCCTGGCGCGCGAAGGTGCCATCGGCGTTGCGCAGCGGGTTGGCGGGGGCGAACTGCGCGGCGCGGTCGACAACAACATCGGCCGGCGCATCTGCGGGCGCGGCGCCCTCCTTCTCCTTCTCAATCACGACCGGCGGCACAAACTCGCGCTCTTCGTACATGGGCATGCCAACCTCGTCGGTCGCCTCCATGTACGGGATCAGGACTGTGCCCTTGTCGTCCTCGGCGATGACGAACCAGCCCTCCTTGCTGTAGCGGTGGCCGGTCACGATGTACGGCCGCTTGTTGCGGTGGACCTCGGAGTCGATCGGCGCACCCTGGCGTAGCCATGCCGGTGGTGGGACCGGGTTGATCTCGAGATCCTTTTCCAGATCCTGAAGCTGCTTGGTGATTCGCTCCAGGTCCGCCGCCTGGGCGAAGGGCTGATTCATCGCCGCGCGCATGTTCTCGGCGGTTGAGCGCTCCATGTCCCGGCGCTTGGCCTTGTTCTCGATGACCGACGGGAAGTTGCGCATCTTCGCCTCGGCGCCCGCAATGCCCTTGCCGGCGAACTCCTGCCCGAAGGCGTCGATCTGCGTGACCGGGGCGTCCATGTGCCGCGGCCACTCAATGCGCAGCGAATGGCCGGCATACTCGCCGACCGTCTTCAGGCTGTCGCCGATGCGAACGTTCGCCTCGATGAACGCCTGCAGCGCATCGGCGGCATCCTTGCGGGTGTCGTAGGTCGTGCCGTCGATGGTTGCCGCAAACGCCTGCTGCTGGCTTGCGATCAGCGCCTCGACGTTCGCTTGCGTGCGACTGTCGGCCAATTGCTTGAGCTCGCGAGTCAGGCGATCGGCGAGTTCCGCGCTGCTGCGCTCCTGGCGGCGCATGTCGGCGATGCCCTGCGTGTACATCCGCTCCTTGCGGTTCAGGGTCTCCAGCTTCTTCTGCATCTTGACGCGTTGCAGAATCCGCGGATCGCCGGCCGCCTCGGAGAAGGACTCCAGGATGTCGCTCTGCTCGTCGGCTGCGGCCTCGCCTTCGATCACCCGGGTGCCGGCGGCAGCCTTCATGAACGCGTTGATGAAGCGCTGCTTGACCGCGAGGATCTGCCAGCGCTTGCCGTCCAGCCGATCGGTCATGTAGCGGTACTCGAGCACCGTGTTCCACTGGTTGCCCTGGCGCAGCCCGCGGCCGTTGCGCTGCTCCAGTTCGCCCGGCATGTAGGGCGCGTCGACGTGGTGCATGGCGCGCAGATTGCGCTGCATGTTCACGCCCACGCCCAGCGTGTCCGTCGAGCCGATCACGACGCGGATCGTGCTGGCGTTCATCGCCTCGGCGATTTCCTTGCGACGCTCCTTGCTGGTCGAGCCATCCACGATAGCGATCTGCTCGCGCGGAATGCCGCCCTGAACCAGTCGCTCAACGATGTCGTGCATCGTGGCGAAGACGGGCACGGTAAATTTCTGCTTCTCGCCGTCATGAACGCCCGCGCTGCGGGTGGCCCTCTTGCCAAATCCGTTCTCGGAGAAGATGACTTGATTGGCGTTCGCGTGGCTGTTGTAGATCTCGAGCACGTTCTTGACGACGCGGCTGGCCTTGCTCGTCGGCTCGTCGGGCACCCTGCCCTCTTGCCCTGCAAAGCCCTCGTCGTCCAGCAAGCGCACATCGAAGCTCGCCTTGTTCGCGATCCCTTCGGTGATGATCGGCGAGCGCACATCGCCCGCCCGCATCCATTCCTTCTTCTGCTTGCCGGTGGCCGCCCGCCACTCGCGCGCGTACTGCTGGAGCCGGGTGAAGATCCCCATCTGCTCGGCGGTCATATCGGCCGAGTCGTTGATGACCTTCTTGTAGGGGCGGTCCTTGGCGCCCTCGGTGCGCCCGTTCAACAGCTCGGCGCGCTCGGCCTCGGTCAGCGCGGAGTCTGAGAGCTCCTTGCCATTGACCTTGCGCGGGCGCATCTCCGGCATGTCCTCGGCGAACACCGTGTCCATGTACTGCCCGACCATCGCGCGCAACTCAGGCACGTTCACGAAGCCCGCAAGGCGCGAGACCATTTCGTAGTCGCCGGCCGCCGTGAGCTCGACATCCTGGACCTCGGCGGCGAACGAGCCGAACCAGCCATCCCAATCTGCGATGGTTGCCTGCTCCATTTCGGCCTCCATCACGTACCGCATCTGGTGGTAAATCTCGGTGATCGTGTTTGTGATCGGCGTTCCGGTGAAGGTGTGGACGTTGCCGCCGTTGTTCATCTGGCGCACGTAGCGGGTCAGGAACTGCAGCGCAATCGAGCGGTTCGAGACCTGCGTATTGAGCCCCTTCATCTTCATGCGGGTGACGATGGGCGGCTTCTTGAACTCGTGCGCCTCATCCACCAGGATCATGTCGACGCCCAGGTCTTCAAAGGCGATCGCGCCTTCCTTGCTCGACTTCTGCGCCTGCTTCTTGATGTTCTCGATGATGCGCTTGCGGGCCTTGGCGAGCTCCTTGGCGGTGACGGAGCGAATCTTGGCGATGTCCTCGTCGTCGTCGAGGTCGATCGTTTCGGGGTTGATGTTGTCCTCGCGGGCGGCATCGAAGAACTCGGCCTCCAGCGCCTTGATGTCGTCCTCGGCCATCCGCATCATCGTTTCCTCGCGCAAGGCAAGGTTGCTGATGAGCGAGTGCGGAACGACGATAACGTCCCAATCGTCGTTGGCGATCTGCCGCAGGCGAATTTCCTTCTTGTCGCCCTGAAGGTTGTCGACGTAGAGCACGCGCGCCGACGGGTACATCATCCGAATCTCAGCCGCCACGGTCGCGCTGTTGGCGTTGTGCGCCAGCAGCATCGGTTTCTTGGCGATGCCGTAGCGCCGCGACTCGACGGCGATGCCGCCCATCGTGAAGGTCTTGCCGGTGCCGACCTCGTGCGCGTTGATGCTGCGCCGGTTCACGATCGCGCGCCAGATCGCATTGACTTGGTGCTGACGAAGCTGGAAAGCGCCGTTGCCCAGCGTGAGCGCCATGCCCTCGAAAGTCAGGAAGGAGCCGTCATAGGTTGGCGTCGCCCAGGCGTTGCGCGCCTCATTGTATTCGCGCTCCAGATCCTGTCGGCGCTCCGGGTCGCTCCACAGCCACGCGCCGAAGTCCTCGCGGATCTTGGCGATCCGCGCATTGGCCTCTTCGGTGCGCTCTGCGTCGTAAACGTCGTTGCCGTTCTCGTCCTTCGAAGTCAGGCGCAGCACCTGATTGCTGATGGCTGCCTGCACCAGCCGGCTGAACGGATACCCGGGCGTGCCGTAGTTGGCGGCGGCCTCGGGGATTCGGCTCAGCCCCGGCTCCATCTTCACCTTCCAGCGGCCGGCGCGGAACGAGACCTCAATGCCCTTCGGGCTGGATTGCCCCAGCATGTGCGCGATGTACTGCGCGTAGGCTTCATTCGGCACCCAGGTCGCGCCGAACTGCGTCTCGATGTTGAAGTACGGCACATCCTCGGGCATGACCTCCTTGAGCGCGGCGATGTTTGCACTCATCGCGGCGTTGCCATCGTCCAGCGCGGCCTGAGCCTCGCGCAGCTTCTGGCGGACGTTGCCCGACAGGTAGATGTCGGACGGCACCACGTCGCCATTCGGCGCTTCGAACACGGCGCCGCTGCCCAGCAGTTCGGCCTTGACGGCTTGCTCGGACTTGCCGGCGAGGCGCGCGACCTCGGCCACGCTCGGATTCACCGACTGGTTGCGCGCGAGCACGTAGGCGTCGCGCACGCTCGGGTTATCGAGCGTGCGGCGCCCTCGCGTAGTGCTGCGCTCCATGACCGCAGCCGGCGTGCCGTCGTCGTTCTCCAGGGCGGCGAGCTCAGCGAAGAACGGGTCGTTGATCCTTTCCAGGTACTCGAGCGCGAACGAGTCACGCAGTCCGCCGTGCGCCTTCACGAAGGCGTCGTATGCGCCCCGCAGCGCCTTGCGCGCATCGTTGGCCGGCCGGCCTCCGCGCTCGGCATCCACGAGCGCGGCGTGCTTCTTGCGAAGGTCGATTGCGGCGCGCAATTGCTGCTCGCGCACGGCGGTTTTCTTGGCGTCCTTCAGCGCGTATTTGCGCGCCTCGTTGGCCTCGACCAACTGGTCACCGACAGCGATCATCAGCCGATCGTTCACGAGCGCCAGCGCGCCGTGGCGCTCGCCGGTCTCGTTGGCGTAGTAGGTCAGGTGATCGACCTTGCCGCGCGGCAGCATGGCGCCCTGCGGCACGAGTTCAATCGCCTTCTGCAACTGCTCGGCCATGTTCTCGGGGCGGCGCACGATCATGCCGGCGCGGAACGTGTTTGTGCCGCTGCCAAAGTCCAGCGTGCCGATGATGTTCTGCGGGTTGTCCAGGTAGTAGCGGTTGACCTTGATCGTCTCGCCGGCTGGCGTTTTGTAGTCGCCCGTCTCCACCCAAGTCGCGTCGCTCGGGGTAGCGACGAGGCGCTGCGGGCGCTTGCGCAGGACCACGATGTCGGTCACCACCTTCGTGCCGGCGTACTCCTCGAATGCACCGGACGGCAGGCGGATTGCCGCCACCAGCTCGGCCTGCTTGGCAAGCTCGCGGCGAATCGTGGTGTTCTGCTTGTCCATCGAGCCTGCGGACGTGATGCCGATCACGATTCCGCCTGGGCGAACCTGATCCATGGTCTTCAGGAAGAAGTAGTCATGAAGCATCGGGTTCAGCTTGTTGTAGCGGCGATCGGCAACAGGCGTGTTCTCGAAGGGCCAGTTCCCGATAATCAGATCGTAGAAGCCGTCAGGCGTCTTCGAGTCCTGATAGCCCATGATCCGCACGTTCGAGCGGGGGAAAAGCTGCTTTGCGATCGCGCCCGTTGTCTCGTCCAGCTCGATGCCGGTCAGTTGGCTGCGAGCCTTCAGGTCGGCCGGCATCATGCTGAAGAAGTTGCCGGTGCCCATGGAGGGCTCCAGCACCTTGCCGCCATCAAAGCCCATGCGGCGCACCATGTCCCACATGGCAAGCACGGTCGGGGGGTCGGTGTAGTGGGCGTTGGTGATCGAGCGCTGGGCGGACTTCCAGGCGGACTCGCCCAAGGTGTCGCGCAGCCACTGGCCGCGCTCCTTCCAGATGCCCTCGTCCTTGTAGACGGGGCGCTCCCACGAACCTTGGAACAGTTCCTGTCCGAACGATCCCCATCCGATGTAGCCGGCGAGCACCTTTTGCTCTTCCGGCGTAGCTTGACGACCTTCTTCGGTCAGCGTCTGAAGCAGCTCGAGCGCGGCGCGGTTGCGGTTGAAGCGCTGAACCGGCGAGCCGCCGACGATCTCAAGCGGGTTGTCGACGTGCAGATCCCGCGCCTGCGCCGACGTTGCGGCGGGCGAGCTTACTCCGCCCAGGTCTCCAGCGCTTCCGGCTCCTCCGGCTCCAGCATCAGGTGATCCCGCTCCGCCTGCTCGCGCGCGTCCGTCACCGGAAGCCCGGCCCTTCGGTTGTCCTTCGCTGCGCGCCACATCCGCTCCTGGCACACGAACGCCAGATCGTCCAGGATCCCCTGCTTCTCCAGCCGGGCGACCATCTTCGGACTGTCGCGGCGCCACGCTTCCAGAATCTGCTGGTGCAGATCCGGGTTGTGAATCACCTCTTCCGCCTCGTACTGCTTCCGCTCGGCCTTGATCCTGAGCGCCATCTGCAGCGGGTTCATTGCCTTCCTGCTCCTGTTCCATTTGAACCTTGCCGTCTCGCACGTCCTTTACGAACTGCGTGACGTAGGGCTTCATGTTCTTCGCGGTATCGGCGCGACGCACAACGAAACCGCTGCTGCCGGACGAGACCTCGCTTGCCGGGGCGACCTCGTGTGTATCCTGCAGACCAAGGCGGCGGAGCTCGCGCTCAGCGGCGCCCTCGGATGCAAACGCCCCTCCGTCCTTCGTCGTGATGACGTTGAAGAGCGGATTCCCCGCCATCTCCTTCGCGCCCTCGGCCTGCTTCTCGCCGGTCGGATCCAGGTTGTCGCGGTGAATCCATGCCGTCCTGCGCTTGCCCTCTTTCGTGAACGTGGGCATGCGCTCGCGGGTGCTCGAGAGGTCGGCGGTGCGCACGGTGACGGTCTTGCCGTCGCGGTCCTTCAGCGTGGTGAACTCGGGGTTTTCGGCTCTGCCCGTCTTGCCCTCGTCGGGGCGGGCAACATCAGCGGAGGGCTGCGCCAGCGCCGCGGCCGCCGCCGGTGCCTGTGCCTCGCGAATGACGCGCTCTGCATCGCCGACGCGGATCCCGGTGGCCTGATGCACCTGGAAGGGCGTCATCGCCACGCCAGCCTGTTCCGCCTCGCGCACGGTCGCCACGGCATCGGCCAGCGACACGAAGCGAACTTGCGTGCCGGCGGTCACGCCTACATCGGATTCAGTGCGCTCGCTGTCGGCGCCCTTCTCCCATAGATCGCGCTCGGCCTGCGTGCGGGTCGTGCCGGATTGGCTGTCGAACCTTGGTGCGGCGGGCTGGGCGGATTGCGGCTTGTTGGGCTGCGCCGATCCAGTATTGGATGTCTGCTTTTTCTGGAAATCACCACGCGACTCCATCGCGGAAAGCTTGGCGTCTTCAATGGCCTGGTCAGCGGCTTTCTCGCTCTTTGCTTCCCCGCTTGCGATATGCACGCCTTCACGTTGCATGTCCCACTTCCAGACGTTGCCATCGCGGCGTTTATCTGTCTCATACCACGGCTTGCCCTTGAGGATGTTTTCCCGCAGGCTCTTCCCTTTACTCCACCCCTGTTGATACGAAACCTCTAGGCGCACCCCTTGATCCTTCGCCTTGTTCGGCGCCCCGAGAAGGAAGTCGTAATATCCCTGAAGGCGAGCCTTTTCAGCAGGGTTCGACGCTGCGTTGATCTTCCTATTAATTCTTGTCGCTGCGGCACTCTCTGGCGTCAACGAAATGCTTATTGTTGCGCTTTCAATGCGCTGCTGCTCAATGGCGTCTAAAGGAGCGGCACGCTCGCCGCCTGCCGCCTCGCCTTCCTGTCCGCCCGCTTCTTGCGCTTGCGGAGCCACTTGTTGAGCCTGGGGCACATTGGCGGTCTGCTCTCCTTGCATCAGGCGCTCGATGGTCGCCCGGGTGGTCGGGTTGATCTTCGTCCAGTTCTGGCCGGCGATCTTCTTGCCGATGACGTTGAGGCCGCCCTTGGCGGTCGCCCATCCGCCCGGCTTGGTCAGGATGGCGGTGCGCTGCTCGGCGGTCATGCCGTCCCAGCCTTCGGACGTGGCCGGCGGGATGGCCTCGGATGGCTGCGCCGATTCGCTACGCGGGCTCGGCGCGGGCGTCTGAGTCGGTAGTTCAATGGCGGGCGAGGTCGCGGCCGGCGCTTGCGCGATGTCGGTTGGCGCTTGCTGCTCGACGTCGGCCTGCGCGGCCGGCTCGACCGCGGGCACGGGCGTTTCTGCCGGCTGCTGCGTCGCTCGGCGTTTGATCTCGGCCACGGCCGCCTCGCGCCAGCCATCGCGCCCAGCGTTCTCCAGAACGCGGAGCTGCTCGTCGGTGCGCCCCGAAACGTCGATTGCCGGTGCGGGCTCGACCATTTCGGTAGCAGCACCGGATTGGTCGGCAGTCGGCTCGATCTTGGCGAGCTCGGCCTGCAGTCGGTCGCGCTCTTCGATCGTGCGCCGATCCCAGCCGCCATTCACGCGCGCCTGCTGCTCGATGAAGCCCAGGCGTTCGCGCATCTGCTCGGGCGTGTCGGTCGCCTGCTTCTGCTCCGGGACGCGCGCGCCAGTCTCCAGGATCTCGCCGGTTTCGGGGTCGACGGCCTGCGCGGCCTGCTGCATCGTCGCCGATGCGCCGGTATCGACCGCAAGTGCAGCGGCGGCCGACATCGGGCCGGCAGCGGGGTCAAGGCCCATCTGCTGCGACGGCGTGGCGGCGGGCTCGAGTGTGCGCTCGTTGATGATCGGCGCGGGCGCGGGCGGGAAGATGCCGGCACGGCCCAGCGCGGATTCGTCAATAACCGGGCGCTCGGAAGTCGGCGCGAAGCCTTGCGGCGGCGCCGCGGGTGGCTCGTTGCCGGCAGCCGGCGGCGGCAGCCCGCCATCCTGCGGCTCGGGGCGCGTCATGCCGCTGTAGAGCGACGCACCGCCACCCATCGCCATGCCGGCCAGCGTGCCCATTACGGCCGCGTCTTCGACGCCCTCGGACCAATCCTTGCCCAGGGCGAGGTTCTGAATGATCTGCTCGGAGATCGACTGCGGCAGTTCCTCGAGGAAGCCCTCGGAGATTGCGCCTTCGACCACTTGGCGCGGGATGCTCTTGGCCGGCAGCGCAGCGATCTCGCTGGCGACCTGCTGCGGGTTCGCGCCGCGGGCGAGCATGGTGTCGACGTCGCCCAGGCCAAAGCGCTGCGCTACGCGCCCGCCCAGGTAGCCGAAGAGAGTACCGGCGAGGCCAGTTGCCACGGCGGCGCCAGATTGGCCGGCGGTGAGTAGCCCGTCATCGGTTTCCTGCCGGATGGCTTCGGCCTGCGCGCCGGCCATCATCGTGCCTTCGCCGATCGCACCGGCCGCGGCAGCTGCCCTGCCTGCGGCTTGCGCTTGTTGCGCGGCAGTTGCCCCGCGCTCTGCCGCAATGGCGCCAGCCTGCCCCAATCGCGTGCCGGCCAGCAGCCCGCGTGCCGCGACGCCGCCGGCCAGCATCGGCGCTGCCGACTCGACAACGGTGTTCGCAATCAGGGACGGGTTCTGAATGGCAACGGCGGTCTTGTCCAGGATGCCGTCAGCCTCCTGGAACTGGCGCTGCTGGTCCTTGTAGGCGTCGGTGTTGAACTCGCCCAGGAACTCCTTGGCCTGCTTCGGCCGGAAACCGATGGCGCCGCCCTCGTTCTCGAGGAACTTGCCAACACGGCCGCCGGTCGGGATGTCCGCGAGGCCGACAAGCGTCTCAGGAACGGCGATCGCCGACTTGACTGCGGAGAGGCCAAGGTCGCGCGCGTGGCCGAGAAACCCCTTGTCCTGCGGGGGCGCCGTCTCCATCAGCGAATCGACTTCACTCGCCGGCTTCGCTGCGGGCGCGGCGGGTTTCTGGCCGCTGGTCTTGGGGGATTCGTAGCTGTCCAGAAACTTGTCAACTTCGCTCATGCGGCCTCAATCCTTACTTGTACCCAAGGGCGCGGATCTGCGCGGCCCGTTCTTCGCGCGACAGCGCCGTATTCTGCATGATCTTCTGCACCGCCGGGTTCTCGGCGATCGGCGGCAGCGCCTGCGCGCCCGGTTGCTGATCCACGAACTGCCCGGATTGGTTGTTGAACACGCGCGCCGGGCGAGTCACGGCCATGTTGGTCGTCGGGTCGATCTCCTGGCCGCCCGACACCACGGTGAAGCGGTTCGGCGCTTCCTTGCCGCTCAGTGCGCGGAGTTGTTCGGCCGCGGCTGCGCGCTCCTCCGGCGTCTTGGCGCTCTCGTAGGCGGCGTAGAGCTTTTCCGCGCGCTCCATGCCGCGAGCCTCGAATCCTTTGAGCACCGATTCCGTGTCGGCGCGGCGACGGTCAATCTCGTCGCGCGACAACGCACGGCTGTTCGCGCCTGCCTCTTGCATCGCTGCGCGCTCGGTAGCGGCCTGCTGGTTTGCCGCCTCGGTTGCGGCGCGCTGTTCGCCTTCCTGAAGCCCGGCAAGGGTGCGTAGCTGGTTCGCGGTGAGCTGCCCGCTCTGCGCGCCTCGATACGGCGTACTGGCAGCGCGAACCAGCGCCTCGCGCTCTCGGCGTGCCGCGTCGCTATTGCCGATCATACCTACCGCAGGACTTTGCTGCTGGGGAGGCTGGAACCCAGCGGGCTGCGGAGCTTGCTGCGTCGCTGCCGGCGCCTTGAGGGCAGGCACGGTATTGACCGTTCCGCCCTGCATGCCCGAGATCGCCTCGCCGGTCGGCAGGTTTGTGAAGAGCGGGCTCTTGAGCCCCGGGGCGTTGTCGATGCGGTTGATCCCCTCGGCAGACGTGGGGCGCATGCTCATACCGGGGGCCGGGCCTTGCCCGGGGTCGGGCGTGAAGCCGTAATCCGTGCGCCCCTTCGTGGAGGGTAGCTCCGTGGCGCCGACAGCAGCCGGCGGAGTCGGCACAGCGGCAGGCGTCGCCGCAATGGGCGAAGGCGTTCCGGTGTTGCCGTAGTCGGCCAGGCGCGCTTGATCGCTTGAGCGAGCGAAGAATCCGCCTACGGCGCTTGCTGCATCTTTCACCGGGTCGCCGCGGTTCAGGTAATTGAGCGCCCCGCCGACATCCGCATTCGCCTTGCCGTACATGCCCTCGCCGCTCATGCGTTCGGCCCTGCGCTCGTTGCCCAGCGCGACAGCGCCCATCTGCGGGCTTGGGCCTGCCCCGGCCAGGCGCTTGCGCTCTTCTTCGGCCGGCGATCCGCCGTCGGCAAAGTAGAGCCCGTCATTTTGCGGCTTGAAGCCCGCGGGCGCGGGCGTGTGCGTGGCGTCGCGCATCTGGTTGAGCGCCTGGACGCCGACGGCGTGGACCTGCTCGGGCGGCATCTGGTACTCGCCATTGCTCACGTTGACCGGCACCGGCTGGCCGAGCTCGCCCAACGCCTTCTGGCCGATCTGCTGCGTCGAGTCCGCGGGCATGATGTAGCTGCCCTTCGGAATGTCGGTCTTGATGCTGTCCGATGTGCCGTTGCCCGGACCCTCGATCTTCTTGCCTTGCGGCGCCTTTTCCTGGGGCTTGGCGCCCGGCTTGAATCCGTACATGGTGGCCCTCGATGAAAAACGGCTCGAACTGGACGGATGTTCCGGTTCGAGCCGCGAGCGGGCCAGCCCTACAGGGGGCGTCAGTAGTTGTAGTTGTGGTTGGTCGAGGTGCTCTCGCTCTTCGAGTTGGTATCGGTCGCGTTGCCGCTCGCGCTGATACTCGCAGAAACGTGTGCCGCCGACATCGCGCCCGCCGCGAGCTGGGCGGTGTACTGGCCAATCGCCTTTGCCGCCTCCACGGCAATGCCTGCCTTCTGGATCGCGTTGGTGGAATCGACCTGATACTTTGCGACCAATGCCTGTCCGTAAGCAATCTGCGTGCGCGAGCTCATGTCTGCAATGCGCGACGTCGCCTCGGCAATCGCCGCATCGGCGCTCGCTTGGGCCCGGGTAGCCTCGGACTGCGCCTGGATCGCGGCGAGCTGCTTCGAGATATTCACCATCGCGAAGTCGGCCTTCGCTTTGTACGCCCCGACTTGCGCCTCGGCGACCTGTGCCTGCGCCTTGATTGCCTCAATGCTGATTTGCGACTGCTTGACCCGAACATCGGCCTGCGCGGCAATGGCTTGCACCTGAGCGGCGTAGGCGCGCGCCTGCGCCTCGAAGGTGTTTGCCTGAGCGGAAACGCCTTGGGCTTGTGCCGCGTAGGCGTCGAACTTCGCCTTCTCTGCCCCAATTTGCTCCCCGTAGGCGGCAACCTCGGCGCGGTATGCGTCGAACTGCCCCTTGATGACCTCGGTCTTTGCGGTCTCGCCCTGGACCATCGCCTTGTAGACCTCGACGTGCGCCATCACGGCATCGACCTTGCTCTTGAAAACCTCGACGCGTTGTTGGTTGAGCTGACCTACGGCAACTTGCGCATCCACCGCGGTCTTGTACGCCTGCAGTTCGCCAAGTGCGTGCTCCAGCTTGATCCGGTAGGCGTCGGCGTAGGTGGCGAATGCCTGATTCTTGGCGTTGAACAGCCCAACCTGCGCATTGAACACGCTGATCTCGCTCTCAACCTGAAAGCGAGCCGCCTCGAATAGCCGCTGCACCATGTTGACGAACAGGTTCTGCGTGAGCTGCTCGAGTGCGATGCCCTGCTGGACGGCAAATCGCAGGTTCTCGATCTCCCATGTCGCCGCCTGCACCATGATGTCGCGGTTCAACTCTGCCGATTTGAGTCGGCCCTGCTCGCGAATTACGGCGGCCTGCTTGGCAAGCATGCCCGGAGGCATCGAGAATCCCCGCGCCGCCCAGGTGTCGGTGGCCGACTGGATCTCGCGCTCGGTCTCGGCGCGCTCACGCTCTCGGGTGCGCGCGAAAAGCGCCTCTTCGACCACAGGCGGAATGCCGGTTCCGCCCTGAAGCATCGTCCGCACTTGGGCGGCAAGGTCGTCGAGCACCTCGGAAGCGTATTCCGGCTCGCGCCAGTTGATGAAGACCGAAGGGGTTGTAACCGAGTCGGGGTCCGGGGGAGTGCCGTCAAAGGTCGGCAGCGCACGAAAGGCGAAGGTCGGCAGCGCGATCTTGTCGAGCGACTCCAACTCCGGCATGGCAATGGCAGGAGCGCTCGGGATCGCAATGGCAATATCCACCGCCGGGCTTTGCGGCGGCGAAATACTCGCCATCGTCGGAGGCGCTGGCGAGCTGAGCGACGGAACGGTCGGCATCGACGGGATTGAAGGAAGGCCGCCATCAGAAGGGATCGACGCGCTCGGGAGCGTGATGTTCGGCTCGCCAATTTCCACTCCTGGCAGAGGGGTTGGCGCAGAAAGCGAGCTGAACGTGGGCGCGGCCAGCGTCGGAGCGGTAATCGTTGGCCCGCTGGGGGTATTCAGGCTTGCGGCTGCCGCGCCGATGCCTGCAAGCGCCGCTGAAAGCTGGCCTCCATAGCTCTCCGCCATCGCGTTGAGTGACGCGATCTGTGAGGACACGCCTCCAATCGCCTGCTGCATGATGCTGCCTTCGGTGTACATCACATCCTCCGCTGTGTCGGCATCGCCTCGATGCGCAAGTTGTTGAACAGGGCGCGCTCGCCGGCCATGCGAAGTTCGAACGCAAAGCGCGCCCCGCGCAGCCCACGGCCGAATACGGCGCGGCCCGCGGTCATTTCCGGTCCTGGGCGCATCTGGAGCGGGTAGTCGTACTGCTCGATCGTGCCGCGCTGCGTCGTCGTCACCGCAACCTCCGCAGTGCCATCGAGCTCGCCATGAGCGTAGAGCGCGATCGGGTGCGCGAGTACGCCGCGCCCGATGTCGAGCTTCCCGGTCGTAATGATGGCCTCGATCTCTCCTGCGCCGCCGTCGAGCGCAAATACGCCTGCCTCGGTCACGCCATAGGCGACGCCATCGATCACGGTGAGTTGCTCGAATGCAAAGGGCGCATACCGGGTCATCGCCCAGCCATCGACGCCTGCGGTCCATGCCTGCCCGATGCCCACCTCGCCCACCATGAGCGCATCGGCCAGCGCGAGGTCCGCAACTAGATCCGCGGCGTGCAGGCGGTCGACCACCAGACTTGCACCACGGGCGCCGTCGATCGCCAGAGCGGACGCGGCGTCTCGGCTGTCCTCCACTGAGTCCGCGATCATCGCCGCGTCGGATGTCAGGCTGCGTCCCGCCAGCCGGTCCTGCGCGTGATCGCCAGCCGTTGCTGTTTCCGCGGCGCTCTCGCGCACGCGATATACCGCGTCGTCAGAGATCCGCGCAGCATCTTCAGCGCGCACGCGGCTCGTGCGCGCATCCTCGACGGCCCCGGACGCGCGCGCACTGTCTTCCAGCGTCGCGCCGATCGCATGCGAGATGTGTTCGACAGCCTGCGCTGCGTCCTCGTGCAGCAGCAAGCGAACTTCGCTCAGGCCGTCAGTCATTCTCGCGCCGTCGGCGACAAGTACCGCAGCGTGCAGCCGGTCCGGCGCCGCATCCGCAAC